CGCCGGGCTGCCGCAAGGAGCATGACGGAATGGCGGAATCTTTACTCATGGCACTCTACGCCAAGCGGAGGCTCGGATGAAACGAATTGACCTGACCGGGCAGCGCTTCGGAAGCCTGACGGTCATACGATACGACCACTCCGAGCACGACGGCGCACACTGGCTCTGCAAATGCGATTGCGGAAACGAAAAAGTAATTGCCGGTTATTCTCTGCGGAGCGGAAAAACAAAATCCTGCGGCTGTCTGAACTCCGACGCTTCGCGGGCAAAGCTCGAAAAGGCAAGGGAAGCTCGGAAAGCAAGACCGAGAAAAGACCTGACAGGTCAGCGGTTCGGGCGGCTCGTCGTCCTCGGTCTCGCCGATGTGCCGGACAGGAAGAGCTTTATTTTCTGGCGCGTCCGCTGCGACTGCGGAACGGAAAAAGTCATCATGCAGAACAACATCATTTACGGACAAACGCGATCCTGCGGCTGTCTCGCAAACGAAGTGAGAGCGGCCAGAGCCGAACACATGAGGCAGGGCAGAAAGCCGAAAAAAGCGCCTGTGGAAGTCAGGAAGCCGAAAAGCGCGAAACCGGCCCCTGCCCGCAAGGTTTACCCGGCAAGAACCGCCGCAGAGTATTTCCGCTTCTCCAAAGCGCACGGATGCAGCGTGTGCGCCGACAGAAAGGACTGCGACATGTCGTTTTGCAAATACGAAAAGGAGCTGATTACATGACCTACGAAGAAGCAAAAGAAATTCTCCGCGTCGCCGCTGCCGAAGCTGAATGGAACTACCCGCTGGACTATACGGAAGCGTTCAAGAAAGCGGAAGAGGCGCTGGACAAGCAGATTCCGAAGACGCCGCTTGACATTCGGACGTACCCCAATGGAGCAAAGTTTGCCGACTGCCAATTGTGTGGACAGGTCGTTGTCGCATGGGCTCCGTACTGCGATCAATGCGGACAGGCGATTGATTGGAGCGATGACAATGGAGAAACTTAAACATTGCCCATTCTGCGGCGGTAACCCGTACATCAGGGAGATTGTTTTTTGCGATCTGCCCGCCGCAGTAGAATCCGATGACGGCTTGATTGAGCACATCAAAAAATATCGAGTGATTTGCGACAACGACCTCTGTTTTTCTTATCAGCAAACACGGCTTTTCTCTACGCCGGAAAAAGCAATCGAAGCATGGAATAGGAGGGCTGACAATGGCTGAATACATAGAACGCGAAGCGGCGGTTATGCGATTGATACAGGACGGGTGCAGCGCAAAAAACGTACAGTCCATAATGGAGCTTCCCGCCGTCTCTGTCCCGCAATGGATCAGCGTCAAGGGCAGATTGCCGGAGGTCGAAACCGAAGTTTTGGTCGCTTGTGACAGAAACGGGTACCGTTTTGTCTGCCCTGCAATCTACGAGGACGGAACAGTATTGACGCAAGACAGTATCTGGAATTGGTACGAGCTGGAAAACTACGGGACGTACAGCGAAGAAAATGACGATTATTTTGTTCCGGAAGGATGGTGGGAAAATCGACAGTTCACGCCGGACGATATTTACAACAACCCGGTTGATTGCGCTGTTACTCATTGGATGCCGCTTCCCGAACCGCTGAAAGGAGAAAACGATGGCTGAATCATGGTTGATTTGCGAACAAGGTTATCAAACGAAATGCGTTAATTGCCCTATCCGAGATAGGAATGCAGAACCGTGTGAACACGCAATCGAAGTTGCACCGGTACGGCATGGGCGGTGGCTTGAAAAGAAAACATGGAGTTTGGGTAGATGGGTATCGTGGTTTGAATGCTCTGAATGCGGAGACCGCGATTACAACGCTGAAATGTACGAGGCAATGCCATTCTGCAATGTTTCAAACTACTGTCCCAACTGCGGCGCACGAATGGACGGTGCGGAATGAGTATCCTGTATTTGATAATGCGACTGCGCCTTCCAAGCTATGATGACAGTGCTGCTCACGCGCTCGTGAATGCTCTGCTTTGCATATCCGACGCACTGTGGGTCATGGTGGCGGGCAAAATTTTCGGATGGTGGTAAGCATGAACGAATGTGAATCCTGCATCCACTACCCCCCGAGCGCTGCGGACGGAAAGCCCTGCTGCTTCTGCGAAACGACAGACCCGCTGCTGAATTGCTATCAGAGAAATGATGAACACAATGACGAACCGTGAGAAAATCGTGTGCGACTTGTTAGTCTATATTGCGCAGACGGAAGAATGCGTTTTCCCGGATAAGCTCAACTGCACCGTCTGCCCATTTTCCAACCTTTGCACGCTCGTAGAGTTTCCCGAGGAGGACATAAGAAAATGGCTCGAAAGCGAGGTAGAAGCTGATGTATAAACCCTGCTATGGCAAATGCCACCGCTGTGTGTGGCGGTGGAATGGGGGGTGTTCGGAATGGCAATGACGGATTTGGAACAGACCGCAATGGAGCGTCTGCATCTTGCATCGCAAATGTCGTTGAAACTGTATAAGCAGCCGCTACTGCTGACCGACAGCGGCGGCAAAGATAGCGCTGTAATCTGTAAGCTCGCCGAAAATGCCGGAATCCCGTTTGAAATATGCCATTCCCATACGACAGCGGACGCGCCAGAGACGGTATATCACGTGCGAAAACGCGCCAAAGAGTACGAAGAAAAAGGCATCAAGTACACGATAATTCTTCCGACATATCAGGGGAAACGCACTTCGATGTGGGACTTGATACCGAAGAAACTCATGCCGCCGACGCGAATTGCACGATATTGCTGCGCGGTATTGAAAGAAACAGCAGGCAAAGACCGATTCGTCGTCACAGGTGTCCGGTGGGCAGAATCTACCAAAAGAGCAACAACCAGTGGGGCGCTGGAAGTGCAAAATTCTGACCGTAAGAAAAAACTAATCCTAAACAATGACAACGAGGAAGACCGACAGCTTTTTGAAAATTGCCAGATGAAAGGCAAGCGTGTCTGCAATCCCATCATCGACTGGACGGATCGTGACGTGTGGGATTACCTTACCGATCAAAAGGTCGAAGTGAACCCGTTGTACAACGAGGGCTTCTGCCGCGTTGGTTGCGTAGGATGCCCAGTGGCGAGGAAAAATCGTTACGCCGAATTTGCTCGATATCCTGCATATCAAAGGAATTACATACGAGCTTTCGAGCGAATGCTCGAAGCGCGAAAAGCCAGCGGGAAGGCTAACGATATGCGCTGGGGAACAGGAGAAGACGTGTTCCACTGGTGGATGGAGGACGGCGTTCTTCCGGGACAAGTAAACATTTGGGAGGATTATGAAAATGCGCTTGATTGACGCAGAAAGCCCGCAGAACGGAATATACGTTTCCGATCTCGTAATCGAGGAAATGAAAAAGATTCCGACGGTCGAGATTGACCGCCCCACCCGCAGCCAGTTTAAGCGTATGGCCGCGCAGCTCGGGTATGAGCCGGTCGTGCATTGCAAGGACTGCAAACACCGAGACCCGGAAGACGAGCGGTGTGATTGTGGATGCTGGCACACACCGTTCACAACAAACGATAATGATTTTTGTAGTTACGGAGAAAGGAAGAACAATGGCAGCGAAGATCGTGCGTGACAACTGCAAGGACTGCGCTTCCAGCTGCGAGCACGCCGGAAAAGACCGGGAGTTTGTTTGCGTAAAAGGCGCCTCCTGCAAAACCGTAAAGCCAAAGCTGGAGATGGTCGCTGTTGTGCGGTGCAAAGACTGCAAGCACAAAGACACATGGCAAGAATCAAAAATACGTGATTGGTTCTGGTGTGGCGTAAGTGGATTGCAGGTTGTTGAAGATATGGACTTTTGCAGCTACGGAGAAAGGAGAACCGATGAGAATGAACCGCGGGGAACATGACGTGTTTCTGGAAATAGCGCCGCGCCTTTGCCAGGACTGCGAGGACGATTGCCCCGGGGAGCTGAGCTGCGCCAAACTCGCCAAGCATATTGTCGAGGAAAAGGAGGCCGCACGCGATGAGCAGTAAATCAAAACGCAAGCCGAAATACGTCTCCATGCACAAGGCCGTGTCTATCGCCATGACGATCTTCGTCTGGGCGTGGATGTCCTGCTTCAACCCTACGCAGGAGGACGTGAACAAGCTGTCGGCGGAGGTGGCGAACATTCGGGAGAGCGTCGGAAGCGGCAATCTCAACGTCTGGATGGTAAGAGACGCCATAAAGGACGAGTTTGGTTGGGAAATATAAACAGACCCGCCGTAAATAAAAACGCGGCACAGAGCGTTTAACATTAAATGACGAGGTGAGAAAGTGAACGAACTCTGGAAAATGAAATGCAAGGCCGACCTCTTCAACCTGCGGAAAAACGAGGCGGCGATCCAGTCCATACCGGAAGAGATCGACATGGAGCGCGACCGCATGACATCCATCAAGAGCGCATCCACGGGGACGGCCCCGGTGCAGGGCGGCGGCACATCGTATGAAGAACGCATGAACAACAGCATTTGCCTGATCGATCTATTGTCCGACAATCTCCGCTTTGCAGAATCAGAGGTGCGGCTGACGAAGAAAGCCCTTGCCACGCTGACCGACGAGGAACGGCGAATCCTTGAAGTGCTGTACATCGACAGACAGAAGAGAGGCGCGGAACGGCTGTGCCAAGAGCTTGCCATAGCCGAGGAAGCGACAGTATGGAAGCGAGCAATTCGGGCGTTGGAAAACTACTGCGCCGCCCGGTACAGCTCCGCGGCAATCTGATGGAAGTTTCGAGACAGTAACTTTTCAAAAATCCGTGGTATAATAGTATCATCCAAAGCCACGCAGAGACGCCGGACGATCACCGAGCGCCAAAGCGTGGCTTTTTTTTTGATGGATTTGTTGCCGAAAGGCGGGAAAGCCGTACGCAGCGGAGGGGGCGGCGGAGATGGAGAAGGTTATGGATGTAAAAAATATCCCCATTGGGGAAATCGTGCCGTATGCGCGGAACGCAAAGAAGCACGGTAAGCGGCAGATCGACAACGTGGCGGAGAGCATCCGGCAATACGGATTTGTCCAGCCTGTAGTAATCGACCGCGACGGCGTGATCGTCATCGGCCATTGCCGCGTTCTGGCGGCGAAGAAGTTGGGAATGGAAGCCGTTCCGTGTGTCTGTGTAGATGATCTAACGCCGGAACAGGTAAACGCCCTGCGCCTCGTGGACAATAAGACCAACGAGAGCGATTGGGACATGGATCTTCTTTCGATGGAGTTGCCGGAGATCGACCTGTCAGCGTTTGATTTTGACTGGGGTCTGCGTGACGAGCTGGACGATTCCGTTGTCGAAGATGATTACGATCCTGTCCTTCCGCAAGAGCCGAAAAGCAAAATGGGCGATGTGTACCAGCTTGGCGACCATCGCCTCATGTGCGGAGACAGTACGTCTTTGACGGACGTACAAAGTCTTGTGGGAGGGGCACAGATGGATTTGCTTCTCACCGACCCGCCGTACAATGTGGACTATCAGGGCACCGCCGGAAAGATTAAAAACGATAACATGGAAGATACCGCGTTTCGCCGATTCCTCACAGACGCATTCTCCAATGCCGCGGCGGTGATGAAGCCGGGAG